GTTTCTAGCTTTTGCAACTTCTTCTTTAAACGCAAGTTTTTTCTTACGTATATCTTTTTCTTCATCTAAATCTTCATCGTAATCAAAATCTTCTAAAAGAAGTTCTACGTCTGAATTATCTAAATAAGGTTTATTTTTTTTGTAATATTCTTTTAATAAAGTTTTGTCGTCAACTGAAGAATAATCAGCGTTTAGTCTTACGTAATCTTCCACAGTTCCACCTGTTTCTTCCATAAAAGAAACTAACTTTTCGATGTTTTCTGGTAATTGCTTACCTAAAACTTTTTCATCTCTTATAGCTTCTTTTAACTCTTGTTCAGTTTCTATCACCTCCTCAATAATTTGTATTGGAGATTCTTCTACTGTTTTTTCGGTGGTCCGTACTTCTTCAACCACTGTTTCGCTGTTGCTACTGTCTTTGGGTTCTTCGACAACAGCATTGCTATCATTTGTCTCTTGTGCTTGAACGGCATTTTCTTCTTCTTTTGGAATTACCACCTTAGTTACATCTGGTACAACCTCGCCTTGTGCTTCTGGTTTTGTTAGATCTACTTTGGTAATTTCTTCGTTTTTGACTAACTTTTTTGGTGTTTTTTTATTTTTACCTTTTAAGGTAAATTCACCTTCTTGTTTTGTTTCTACTGACATAATATAATATAATTAAATAATTAAAGATTTATTTACATAGAAGGAGGAACTGATTCAGCTGGTATAGCTTCAGATCCTTCTTGTTCAAAGTCTATTGGCAATAAATCGTTTTTTCTTTGAGTAATCATTTTACTTTGTTGCGTACCTTCTATTTTTATACGCTTATCTTTTCTATCTTCCTTAGCCATATCCTTTTGGCTAATAGACTGTACTTCCATTTGCTTTAACTGCATGTCATACTGGAATTGTTGCTGCATTTTTTGCATCTCTATTTGAGCGGCTGTTTGCATGCGTTGAATTTCCATTTGACTCTTAGCTTGCTCAAACTGGACTTTAGAACCACTAATTGCCTCTTGTTTTTGAACTTCCGCCATGGCTGTTCTTTCAGCTGTAGAAGCCTGAGCATCTGCTTGGGCTTGAATGTTAGACTGCTGCGCAAGCATATCCTGTTCTTGCTTTTGTTTACGCTTAACTTTAAGCATTTGATTAGCAAGTTTAAGATTTTTAATTTGTCTAAGATCAATAGCGTCTTCAAGATATATACCGCCTTGTTGTATTGAAGCTTGTATATTAGCTTCTAATTGAGCTTGTTCTTCTTCGTCTGGTTCTAACTCTAAGAATATACCAAAATCATGAAGATTTAATTCTATTATTTGATCTAGTGTTTTAATATTGTAAGTTGATATAGAGTTCTGTAAAGAGTTTCTAGTTAATGGAAACTCTAAAGCATCAGCTATTTTTAACGCTATGTTTTCTGCTGTATTTAATGTTAAAAACAAACTAGACTGAGTAATGTGTCTAGTCGCTACGTTAGAAGCGTTAGCTGCTAACTTCTGTAAACCTACCAATGTATTTCTATCAGGCAGACTACCATCTCTAGCTTCGTTTAATCCCGTCACGTCACGTATCATTTGTAAATAATATTGATACGTTTGTATAAGCGAAGATATCTTAGCGTTACCTCCAGAGCTATTTAACTCTTGAACAGGTACTTTGCCAGAGTTCATATCGCCATCTTGGGTTAATGATCTACCAATAACACTACCAGTTTGAAAATACATATTCAAAGCTTCGGCTGGGTTATAGTTAGTGCCATTGCCAAGATCAACTTCTGCTAAACCGTCCATATCTAAATAAACACCATCTGGCACCATTCTAGATATAACTTGTTGTAACTTTAAATGGGTTATTTGAATCATATCTGCAAAACCGGTACACTTGCTAACAATAGATTCAATTCTACCTTTGTAAATTCTTGGCGCACATATAGAGTAATTCATACGCACTTTAGTAGTATCAGCCATTGGTCTTGACATATTTTCAGCCAACTCCCATTTAAGCATAGTTTCAGTTCCTAAAACTTTTACGCCGCTATATAAAACCTCAATAGATCTTGAGACTCTTTCAAACATATCGCTGTCTGGCGGATTAAAAGTGTCTGGTTTTTCTATAGCTTTCAACAAACCTTGATCTGTTTGTTTTATTTTAAACGTTTGGTTTTGGTATGTTTTGTAATCAAAGTATAATAACTGTACTGTATTATCATCATAGTTTCCATAACCTGTAATATATGATTTATTACCAGGCATTTTTTCAATAAACTCTAATTCTTCTTTTGAAATGTTAGGAAACTCTTTTTTAAGTTCTGGTATTGTAACTGACTTTACTTCACCTACATAATATATGTCTTCAAAATTAGGATCTTCTGTATACGAATAAACCATATAAGCCGGGTCAACATAATCAACAGTTACACCTTCAGACGTATTAAAATTAGTTTTAACAGCGGCAATACCTAGTACGGTTAAATCCATATTAAGTCTACGTCTAGTTAAATCATATTTATTTTGAGCTAAAATAGTTGATATAGCTTCTTCTTGAGCTATTTCAATTGATTGCTTATAGCTAAGCTGCATGTGAAGCTCTAAATCTTCTTTTGTCTCTGGTACTGAATTAGCACTTGGTGATTGATAATCATCAATGCCTAAAGTTTCTTTTAGATTTTCTAAATACTCTTTAGCTAGCATATCTTCATAAAGCTTAGACGCATAATCAGTTCTTTTCTTTACAGAAGAAGGATCTTGAGCGTAAGCTTTTATTTCATAAGATTTTTGAGATATACCATTTACTACAATGTCTACAAATTTAGATAGAATAGGTACTGGTGTCCAGTCTAAATTTAAATAAGACAAATCACCGTTTATAGATAATTCATCTTTATATTTCTGTATACTCTGCTCTCCTCTAGCGTACAATCTTAATTGGTTAAAATTATTCCAATTAGTTAAATATCTGTTACCTGTAGTTCTACCTTGACTAAACCACTCTCCTTCTATGGCTTGAGCAACTTGCTTGCCATATTCTAAGCTAGCTTTTTCTGCGTCACTAACTACTTGGCTAGGAAAAGCACTTCTAGTATTAGTATATATATTCATTTAACTTATTATTTTAGACGTAAGTCCTGTATTGTCGTATCTTTTTATACCTATATCAACTGGTATAGTTTTTAATGGTGCGCTAGGCGCGTATCTATGCTTATTGCAAGCCATAAGCGCTAAACCAGAGCTAATAGAAGCATCGTGAGACGTCCTGTTATTTATATTAAACTTAGCCCAGTCTTCTAGCGTTCTTTGAAAATACATATCACCATATCCAGTTTCTTTTAAACCTATATGTGTTTCTATGTAAGATTCAATAGCAGCTGCATGAGCTTGTTTTATATCTTCACTTGAGTTTGGTATTCCACCTAGTTCTCTTTCAGCAACTGATAATTTATTTCTTTTTCTATCAGGTCTATTCATTGAAAAACCTCTATAACCTCTTCTCTTAAAGTGATATAAAAGTCTAGGTTTGTTGTTTTCAGCTAATAACGGCATACCATAAAAAACACAAGCCATTAGTACGTCTTCAAAAAATATTTCAGCAGTTTGTGGTCTTGCTATATATTCTAAAAAGAAATGATTAGGCGGAGCGTCAAACATTGAAAACTTAGTTAAACCATGTAAAGATCCGTTAGAACCTCTTTTGTCAACTGTACCTGATATATCATATGGATCACACCCAAAAGCACCAACTTGTTCGTTACCTGGGTATTTAATACCATTTTTAATTACAACTCTATTTTGCATATTAACCGGTGGCACCCAAGTTATTAAAAACCTTCCGTCCTTATTTGGCATAAACAAAACTCTAGTGTCTTGTATTCCATTCTCCCAAATAAAATTACCTTTTGTTATATTTATAGAGTTTTTTATATCTTCATTGAAATCTATTTGCTCGTATATTTTAGTTAGATTAAATAAAGATTGTTTAGTTTCATCTCTAAACGCATGTTTTTCAGTACGTGGAAACTGTCTGTAAAATTCATTTAAAGCATCTTGATCTTGCTTTAGTCCTTCTACTTCGTTATCCCAGTATTCTATTACACCTATTCTTATTTTTTCACCCTGTGGTCCTTCTTTTGGCTTGGGTGGAGTATTGAATACAGGTATTCCATAAGAATCAATGTATCCCTCGTAATTCCACTCCATAGGTATGAACAAAGAATATAATCCCGAACGAGTCTGCCCGTTGGCGTTTCGCTTAGTGACATCCGAGTCATCATAAAGTTTTTTAAAGTTTTTTCCTCCTTTGTCATGAGCATTAGACGTCGAACCCATCATGCATTTACCAATTACTTTACTACCTAATCGTAAACACGTTCTCGTTACTCGCCAGTTGTTTAATATATTATTTGGTTTCTCCCATTTACCACTTTCATCGTGAACTAATAGTTTTAGTTTTTCACCGTCATAACTATTGTCTCCAGTGTTTTTCCAGTCGATGGTAGTATCAAGTCCCGATATGTCTTGTAGCTTTTCATTTGTTTCCAACTTTCGTCTCGTATACTTTGTAGCGGGTACACGATATGCAAGTTCTGTTTTAGGCCTGTCCATACCATCTTGGATTGGCTTAAAGAAAAAAGGGTAGTTGACTGATATCGGTACGACCTTATCGGTAAACATTTTTTTAGCGTCAGGTCCCGACTTTGACAGTATACCGAATCTAGAATCTGTTGATATCGTTGCTTGGTTAACTGCTTCTCCAGAAGCCATAAATGAAAATCCACTACGTCTGTTTTTAAGATAGCATATTCCGTAGCATCTATCGTCTGCTTTGCAAGCTTCCCAGAAAATGTAGAAGAGTCTGTTTGACTCCCTAAAATCTGGCTTCCCAACATCAATCTTTGACCACTGCAAGTACATATAGTGAGAACCAGTAATGTAAGTAGCCAAATTCTTATTATAGAACCAAAATCCTTGTTCTCGTCTATTAAATTCTTCATCTATGTAATCGTACCATTTTTCTTTAAAATCCAAAGGATATTCTTCCCAGTCAAACACAGACTTTATTTTAGAAAGCTCTTTTGGATATTCTATATGAGTCCATTTTTTGTTTTCAAACTTGTATACATTTTTAGCTTTTGGTAGTGCTATTTTTAGGTTTTGTATTTCATATATTTCACCTATTTCACCGGTTTTGCTAATAACTATAACATCGTAATCTTCGTTGTAACCATACTTCCATTTTTTAGCTTTATTATTTTTAGCTATAGTATGCGGTTGTATGTGATCGTCGAGTACTTTGTAAAGAGTTTGCTCGTACATTATTTAGACCTTCCTTCAGCAAAACCTTTAAAAGTTTTTTCTTGTTTAACTTCTTTAGGTTTATCGTTTAACAAATCTTGCTCGTGCTCTATTCTATTTAATATTTCAAAAGCATCGAATATTGCTAGCTTTTTTGTAGCAGCCGCGTTTTTGAGTCTATCAGCAGAAATATCATCATCTGAATCAACAATAGGTTCCTTAGCTACTTTAATTAGCTCATCAACCGCTTTGCGACCAGCTTGGATTATATTTTTCTTCGTCTCCTTTACATTCATACTTAATTACAATATCATTAGATTTCATACAATAAAGACGTTCACCGTCAATTAAAAACTCCCATTCACTGTTTGGCTTAAAACCTACAACGTCTCCAGGAGTCACACTAAGATCTTCTAACGACTTATTACCGTATTTTAGTATACCAGTAAGGCTTCTTTCTTTTTGAAGCGTTAAATCATTATTATCTTTAATTGGTTGAACAAAGCATCTTTCGCTTAAAGTGTGCCAACCAGTTTTGTTTTTATATAAATATATTTGATCAATAGCGCAGAGGTGATGATCGTCTTTTAAAAAAGATCTACTTTTTTTCTTTTCACCTCTTATGTCATAAAATGTTCTAAACACGTTTTGGTGTATAATAACTTTATCACCAACCTTTATATTAGATTTAAACTCAGAAGGCACTTGAACAACTTCAGCTACTCTGTTTACAAACTTCCAGTTCTCTATTTTTGTGTTAACTATAAGTTCTTTATCACCTACTTTTACTGTGTTGCTGTATTTTTCACCAACTGGTTTTACGATGAAGTCATATAATGAGTTCATTAATACTCTAAATCATATTCAACAGATATAGCCATGTTAGAATTAAACTTCTTCCATGGCAATACCTCTCTATTTTTTTTAATGTGAATATTATAAGATGAATCTTTATCGTCGAAAACAATATAAGCTATTTCGTGCCCACCGTAAACTTGTTGACCCACGGAGTAGTGCATAGCATCATTTTTGTAGTCAGATCCAATACTTATTTTTCTTATAACCGAATCCACAATACTACTCTTTAATTTCTGTATATTCGCCAGTTTCTAAGTTTATGGATATTTTACCATACTCTTTTTCTAACTCAGCTTTTTGATCTTCTAAAACCTTATTAACTTCAGCTATCTTGTGAAGCAAGCTATGTTTTTTTGTTTCTAACACGCCTATTTCTAAAATAATAGACTCTAGCTCTTTGTTTGTTTTAGATACCTTTTCTAGTTGTTCTTCTGTAATTTTTGCCATTTTATTTAATTTAATTTAATTGTTATATGTGTATAATTACCTCACTTATTGCACTTTTACAAGCCAAAGCTGTGGTTCGTTAAACAATGCGTTATTGTTGACTGGAAAGCCTTGTGTTCCAGATCCACCAGTCGCGCCGTTGTGAAATCCAACGATTTTAAAATAATCATTCGCATTTAAATCCATATAACCAGCTCCAGTGACTACAGCCTCTCCGTTTACAGATGTAGCAACAATCAAGTCTTGTAATACACATTGTTTAGTTCCAATACCAGCTGCAACTGTGTCAGTGGAAGCAGTTATTCTAAAAAACTTATTACCATCAACAGTTGGTAAGCCAGGTTGAACTAAATCAAAAGACGAGTATCTAGCTTGAAAAGCATATCTACCAGCTTTTAAAACTTGTATTGCGCCTTGATTGCCTAAACCACCGGTTACAACAGGATTAAATATTGTAGCATCATCGTTAACAGTTACAGTATTATAAGGTACTAAAAAGTCTGTTCCATTGTTTGTGTTAGCTAAACCTGCACCTCCTGATATTTTAACTTGACAAGCTGGGTTTTTTTGTTCCCATCTAACGAGGAAATTTGGACTTCCATCTGAAGTTAGTACATAACCAGCGGAACCTTGAGAACCAGTACTGTCTACAATTTGCGCTGGCCTTAAAGGTGAACCAAGTGTAACTTGAGGAGAACCAGTATCGTCTATTGCTATGTCATCATTTGGACCAATTAATAAATCAGAACCAGGTGTTTGAATAAGTATCTGAGATCCTCCACCACTTATTTCACATGGCGTTGCTGGACTTGTAAGCAGGTCTATTTGTAAAGTTGATACACCGTCGCCAATTGTTAAAATTCTTGAAGCAATAGTTACATCTGCTCCACTTGTTGTAAAAATTCCATTAGCTAAATCCCAACCAGTTCCATTATATGAAGCAGCTTTCAAACCGTTTATTTGATAACTAGCAGAAGCACTGGTTACTAGGTTTAATTCTGTTAACGTATGAGAACCCGCGCCAACCTCAAGTAAGCTAGTAGTTCCTACTATATTGTTTTGAAGCCTTAGCGCTGATTGTCTTCCGTTCCAAGAAGTCATAAAATCGTCAGGTGATATCCTAACATTACTAGAACCATTATAACCAACTATTTCTTGTATGCTAGTATAACCAGTTTGTAGTGTAAATTGTGAAAATTTTATATCTGCCATTTTTTTGTTTTTTATTCTCTGATCATCAAGTCAGTTCCGTTTTCTAAAAGCATTCTATCAGTTCCGTTTTCTAGAAGTATATATCCAGTTGTTGGAACAGCCGCGGCTCCTGGTATGTTTGGTATCGCTAATATAGCGTTTGCGTTTGCTAATATACTAGGCATGTTAATTTAGTGCTACGATGTCAAGTGCTGTAGTTCCAGATTTTACTTTAGCTACTTGAAGAGGTACATAAGAATTATTAGCAACATTTTTAAGTGTTACCTCTTGCCCATCTACAGTTTCTAAAATTAAATCACCTCCGCTTCCAACAAACAAACTATAACCATCTGATTTTAATTTATTTCCTTTAAATATCTCATAATTACCAACAGCTATACCTGAAGATAGTAATATCTCCGTGGCGCTAGTTACAGCAATTATTTCAATAAAAACACCAGTAGTAATGTCATACACAACATCTCCTCCTGATATAATATAACCCTGCGCGTTTGTAGCTGATCTTGTAAAATCTTTGGTAGCATCTGTTAACGTTGTTCCAGCCGTAGTATTGGCTCCTGAAACTATCACTCCAGGTTTTGGAATATTTAATACATCACTATAGCTTACAACTGGTATACCGCTAGTTGGTTGATTTTTTGCCATTTTATTTATTTATTTTTTTGTTATTGCTTTTCCTTTTTCCCAAGTTCTACCAACAAAATAAGCACCGTAAACAGTTACTAATAATGTTTGGAATATTGGTATATATTCTTCTGATATTGTAAATTCGCCTATATTTCCATCAAAAAACGCACATACAGTAAATATAACAGTAAGATATATAAGTACCATAGGTCTTATATTTTTAGATAAAAAACTATCAGATTCCATATCCGCTTTCCATCTTGCTGTGACTTGCTCTTGTGCTTCTTTATCAGCTTTCTCAAGGATTTCAGTTATTAGCCTTTGAGCTTCTAACTTTTCTTCTTTAGTAGTTGTAAGATTATCTAAAACCTCGCCAACTTCTTTTATGACGGAACCCGTAAGCCATTGCCAAATTTTTTTCACTTAAATCCAGTATTATTTGTTTATATATTAATTATCAAAATAACCAGTGTCAATATTGGTGATAGAAGCCGGTTTAGATTTTCCAGTTCTACCACCACCTTGCCAGTTTCGAAGTTGAGCTGCTCGCTGTGCTCTTGTTCCTTCAAACTTAGGAGGTGTTGGTCTCTGCCTATTATATAAGGTATCGTGAGATTGTTCAAATCTTTGTTTCATCTCTGGTGTAGCAAAAGTTCCACGCTTAGCAGCTCTTCTTTGTTGTTCAGCTATTTCTAATGCTTTAGCTTTTTCTTGAGCGAGTAGGTTTTTGTCTCCGTGCCTTTTAAAATTTTCTCTAGCCAAGGCTATAGCATTTTTATAGTCTTGGTTTATATATCCAATACCAAAATCTCTACCTAACTTATAGTCATTTATATTAGTTATTCCAATAACAGAGGCTGTTTCTGCTCCAAAATTATTTCTATCTCTGTCTATCATTCCGCTAGATCCACCTTGGTATTGCGTGACGCCAAGACCTTGCTCACCTAGATTAGCTTCTTGTTCACCTCTATTTGCTCCGTATCTAGATCTTTTTATAACTTTTCTAGCCATATTTTCTCCTTCATTTCCACGAATTAATCTTCCAGTACCGTAAATATGGGTTCCAGCAAAATCCATAGCGTCTCCAAAATTTGATTCATATGCTAAATACTCTGGTCCAGACTCCTCAACAGCATCAGGTACAAAACTAGTTTCTAATCTATCGCGCTGATCATAGTCTAAAGGAAATTGATCTTCAAAGCTAGGATCTATGTAGCCTTCTTCAACCAATACGCTTCCAGGAGTTCCTGGAAATCTTTTCTTTAAACTTTCTATGTACTGAGGTACATCTTCGGTTCGTGAACCTCCTGTAGCTACTGGAATTTCAGTGTTAAAATCTGCTCTTTCAGTTATTCTTGTATCAGTGAAAGTTCCGGGTATGTTATTCTGCATGCCTCTTCTAGTTGTTACAGATCTGTTTATTTCTTCGTAATCAGAAGGTTTTTCTTGTTTATTTTTATCTATGTCAGTAGGGTCTATATTAAATAAAGGCGTACTAGACCTTTGCTTTAAGCCAACAGAAGTTAGCTTATGTTTCATTTTAAAAGCCATTTTTTTTATTTTTTATTATGCTCTTCTATAAGCTTCAGCTTCCCAAGGCAGGTTTTTAGCACCTTCTTGCATTTGTGCTCGTGAATATTTTTTACCTTTCCAGTAAACGTATTTATCGTCGTAATCTAAATCACCACGCTTCATTTGCTCGAGGTGTATTTTTTCGTGATTAATAACTTTTTCTGCTTCTAATGGACTTAAATTTTTACTGAGTAGAATAGATCCATTGTTATTGGCTTTACCCATAACACCTTCTTCCATGTCTACTTTGTAAATAGGTGTATTGTCTACCGTGTAAGGTGGGTTGTTGAGTTTAAAAGCCATATTTTATTTCTTGTATGGGAACATTTTATTTAATGCTCCTTTTCTACCTTCACAACCGCAAGGAATATTTAAACCCTCACTCATTGTATCAACTACTTTTTTAATACCAGTGGCTTTGGTAAACTTTTCTATGCTGTCTCCTAAACCTCTTGATTCCATATTATCTTCTTGTCATTATTTTAGCAGCTTTAGATAATTGATCCATATCTAAAACTTTTTTACCCAATTCATCGAATTTCATAGAATACATATTACCTTTGCCATCTACTCTGACAAAATTACCATCTACAGATCTAACTTTAGTTAAATCTTGAAACTGGTTGTATTTTTTTCTTTTTTTAGCTAAGTCTTTTGTAGGCTTACTAGCGTCAATTTGTTTGCCAGTAGAAGTATCTACAACTTGATTTTTTTTAGTTGTTTTTTTAGCTTTGTTTTTTGTAGAAGGCTGCGTAGTCTGACTTAAGTTTTCTTGTAAGCGTCGTATAGCTGGTTCTACAGATACATATCCAGATGCTGATCCATATTCTCCTGTTACAGCTTCATTTAAAGGACTTCCATAATTAACCGGTGGCATATCAGGTCTTTCATATGACATACTAACTCTAGCGTCGTTGTCTAGTGTAGGTTTTGGTTTTTCAGCTTGTTTAGCTTTAGATAAAAGCTTTTGAACCTTAGGATCTTCATAAGCATAATCTTGTGTTTCACCTAATCTTTTAGATCTTTTTTTAGCTCTTTCTCTAAGTCTACTAGCTTTGTCGTATAAAGGACTTTTTTGCATAAAAGGTCCTGAGAATTTAGATATATCTTTCATTATTTAAATGATTTAGCTCGTTGAGTGATTGGAGTTCCATGTCCGCACTCAAAAGGAGCTTGTGATACTTTCATTCCTCTAATCCCAGAACTAGAGCCTTTTTCCATTGGAAAACCTGATTTATCTAATGGCCCGTCCCATACTGCGTTCTCTCCAATAGAGCCGTTTAATTTAGGATTTTTCTTGATTTTATCGATATCGTGATCCATATTATTATTTTTTATATTTGTTACATTTTTTCTTAAACAGTGGAGGAGCGGACACAGAGTTTTGCATCATATCTACGCTTCCAAACATTTTCTGAGCATTTTGTCGAACTGGCTGAGGAAAAACAGGTCTAGCGTTGCCCATGATGTTAGACGGATCTGGTGGAACATTTGTCATTTCTGGTTGAGATGCTGATTCAGCGTTTAAACCTTCAATGGCAGAAAGTCTAGAATCTATTTCATCTAATCTACCAGAGACATTACCAACGTTTGAAGCTTGAGTTCGTCTAGCTTTTCTTGCTTGAGCCATAGCATTACTAGCCATACCAATTGAAGCGGCTATATTACCTCCAAAAAAATCTAACGGTGATTCTTTTTCACTAGATTTATTGATAGCGTCATATTTAGCCTGTTCCCAACCATCTATCTTGCCGTTTTTGTTAATGTCTTTTACTTTGTATTTAGCCATAGCTATCTGTATTTGTCTTTGTTGACGTTATATATTGCTTTTGTTAAAACTTTGTCAGTATATGTATTACCACGTATAATACTATTAGCATCTGAAGTTGGTATATCTTCAGTTCCAAGCATCATGCGATAAATTCTTTTTATCAATTGCTTGCATTTAATAGATGTTTTATATATATGGTATTTTTGAGTTGTTCTGTTTCTATGTCTCCAAACAACTATCCAACCTTGTTTTAGTAATGTGTTCCAGCGACGATTATCCCAGCTATATGAATAACTACCATCTTGAAAGTCTTTTTTTCTAAACATATCCAAACAGTCTAAATAAATTAACAATTCAAGATCTGCATCGTTTAAATCATTATTTCTGCAAGCCCACTTTCTTATAATCCTGTAGTGTTTCATAAGGTTGAGGTCTTTTATATCATCTGCCTCCAACCGTCTCATAATACAACTACAACGTCTTGAACTTTAATGACGTGATATGTTTCTTTTTCAACTTCTATTTTATGACCAGCGTGTTTATCGTAAAGTATGACACTGCCTTCTTTTAAGCTGTTTATTTCATCACCAGCTGAGACAACAGTAGCTTCTATATACCTAATGTCATCTCTATGTGTTTCTGCCAAGAGAAGACCACCTTTCGTCTTGGTGGTGCCTTCTTTGGTCTTTTTTATTATTATGTTTCTACCTATTGCCTTCATTAATTCTTAAATTATTAATTACACAATCTGTAGATAAAATTGTTGCTGCTACGGAAGCTGCGTTTTGAAGAGCGCTCTTGGTGACGAGTAAAGGATCTATAATACCTGACTTTGTCATATTTACCATTTTTCCTGTAACCACGTTATAACCTTGTCCTTTTCTGATCGGCGTTTTTACATTATCAACACCTGCGTTTTCAAGTATAGTTTTATAAGGTGCTTTAATAGCTTCTAACAAAACTGTCTCACCAATAGACTTAGATTTTAAGTTTGTTGCGGCATTTAATAGAGCAATACCACCACCAGGAACAATCCCTTCTTTAATAGCAGCTTTAGTAGCACAGATAGCATCTTCAACTCTATCTGTTTTTTCTTTTAATTCTATTTCTGAGTTAGCACCTACTT